ATGGAAAATTACGAAGTAAAAATCTACGAAGCGGAAATACCAGAACTTTGGTATGTCTACATTTATGACCCATCTATCCGCAAAATTATCAAGAAGTTTTACAAAGGGATAAACAAGACAGATGATCCCAATGAAAGACTAAAACGTGCGCAGTACCTTCAAAAGGAGGTTGAATTACAATTAAAAGCCGGAGTAAAGTTTAATTCTAATAAAAATGCTCTCCCAACTCCTTATCAGGTTCATTTAAATATTGTTGAAGCTTATGAGAATGCCGGACAATTGTTTAATGAAAGTGACAAGAGTGATGATACAAAAAAAGAATATAAATCACATAGAAAATACTTTATTAAGTCAGTTAAAAATTTAAAGTGGCAAAACAATAGGTTTGTAGATCTTGAAGCATTTCATATTACTATGATTTTAGAAGAAATGATTAAGATTCGACAGAACGAAAAGGCTGACTTAAAGATAAACGCATACTTCAATAAGCACCTTAGTGCAATAAAGTCTCATTTTTCAATATTAAAAAATAACTTCATTATTAAAGATAACAAAGCGCATGGAATACCTGAGCGAAAACACAAGACAAAAGAGAAAAATCTATTAAATGATTTAGAACAAACTAAGGTTATCAATCATTTTAAAGACATTTGCCCGCAGTTTATAACCTATCTTAAGGTTTTATATCATCTTGGTATCAGACCTAAGGAAATGAGGCTTATAAAGTGTTCCATGATTGACACTAAAAACTGGTTCTTCATACTTCCAGAAGAAATAACAAAAAATGATAAAGAAGGGTTAGTTATCATTCCGGACGATATAAAGAATGACCTGATAAAATATAACCTTAGTAATCCGGATTATTATTTGTTTGGAAACCTTGTAAGCCGTTCATGGAGTTTAAGTAATCAATATTTACCATCTCCACATATCATGGCTACAAGTTGCGCAACTAGACTTTGGAAGAAAGAAGTTAAAGACAAGCTAAAAATAGATTCAGATCTATACTATCTTAAATCAAAAGGGGCTAATGACAAGCTTAGAAATAAAATGAATATTGAGGATGTAAAAGATATAATGAGGCACTCATCAAAGGAGATAACAAAAGTATATGCGACCGAAGAATTAAGAATACGAATGGAACAAAACAAAGATAAATTCGGAACTTTTGAATAGTAAAAATCCCCCTTAATTGGGGGATATTTTTTTAAAACTCTAAATTGGATTTGACAAACTTTTCTATTTCTTCCAGCACTTCTTTTTCTGTCGAATGATAAAAGAAGAACTCATCTTTAATTATAAACCTAACTTCAAATGGATTTATGTTTACGAGTTCTACCAGAAAATTTGGTTTCTTTTCCTGTAGAATATAATAAGTTCCAGATTCGTCTCTAAGAAGTTTCATTTTACAAATTTATTTAAATAATCTTTTACGGGATTCCGTAAATACAGATTAAAATAATTTTATATATTTGCATTATCAATTAGCAATACTAAAATGTAAAGTTATTAAGAAATGAAATATTACCAGTATTTCAAAAACTGTTTACTTAGACAACACTAATTATAAAACTAAATAATATATAATGTCTAAACAATGAAAAAGGAAATATAAAAACATATCCCTTAAGTAAACATTATCTTAATATCTAAAAAACAAGCCCTCTTATCCTTATATAGAGGGCTTTAATTATCCTAAATGGGATAGTGCCTGTGGCATCCAGGGGATGATGTCATATATGGTTTAATCATCCTCAAATAACATTTTAGTATGGAAACCAAGCTGATTGATGGTGTCTTACATAAGTTGATTTTCCGCAGAAGCCGTCTGGTAAACGGCAAGAGAATCTACTGTCGTAGACCGTTTCCGATGTGGGTTCCCGTGTAGGGTTGCCCTCTGGTAAAACTGAAGGCCTTTAAGGAGGCTTTCTTTTTTATGCATCAATATTTGTGTCTAGTTGGTGTAAATTCAAATTGAAGACCTTCATTCCGGTTGTAGATAATCTTACACCAAACGGATCCTAATGATTTTGGCATTCCTATTTTTTCAGTTGCCCAACCTTCGCCCTTTACGAATTCCTCCTTATAAGTTCCGGTTTTAACGTGGTATTGAGTTTTATTTTCTACAATTCCTTTTGTACTGTTTGCAGATAGCATATTGAATTCCATAACCCATCTATCATGAGTATGACCACTCATTATAATATCAGCACCATCCAAAAAGCTAGCATAACGCTGCACAGACAATGCACCTTTAGTAACTACACCGCCCCAGTTGCCATGTGAATATCCTATCTTACACGAGTGCTTAGTTCCTCCAGACCGCATCAAGCAAAGTGTAATAAACCCAGTATAAGCACCTAATTGAATATTACTACCTGCTTTAGCATTTATTCTTTCAACTAATCTTTCAAGAACGTCTGTTTCAGACCTTTTAGATACAGCAGTTTCGTGATTTCCTTTATTGATTTGTAGAATGTTATGAGCGTATGGAATAAGTTTTTCTGCAGTATCATTAATAACTAAATCTAAATAGTTATCTCCGTTGTGTTCTGGACGAATACCGCTTTTACTTCCTCTAGGATCGTACTTACCCATCATTAAACACAGCAAATCTCCATTAACTATAATATATCCATTTCTTTTTTTAACCTCATCTAAATGATTAAAAAGCATTCCTCTGTCCGTTTTAGGGTTGTCAAAATGCCAATCAGAAGTTAATAATATATCTATTTCAAAATTACTTTCCGGACGTTCTAAAACATACCTATGGAAGTTGTTATCATATCTTTTAATATTGCTTACCATATATTTTATTTTATTTCAAAATGTGGCGGATCATATGGTGATTTCCAATCGCCTCCCCAAGTAATATTAATACCTAATTCTTTTGCTATTTTTTTAATATGGTCAGAAATAAGTTTTAGGTTCTTAATAGTATCTTTATGATTAACCTGTACTTGTCCTAAAAAGAATGGATACAAATCTACTGCGTGCCCAAATCCATCTGCTTTAGCTTGGTGATTTGATTTGTTTTTGACCCCATCAGCATTAGTAACTTTAATACCTGGTTTCGTTCTGCCTTGCGCAAATAGCTCCTGTTGCCTTTTAAGGGTTCTTACTCCTTCGGTAATAGTAAAATCTACTGGACTATTTACAATTGCCGCCTTCATCACCTTAACTAAATTCGGATGTACTCCATCTAAATTTTTAAGGCTTCTTTCTCCTAATTTGTAATTCATATTCTTTTATTTACTAATAATTTTATCCCGGGAATAGTAGCTAATCCTACAAGGTAGATAAGTATATATAGCCACCAACTATCACGTTTGCTTTCGGATGTTTTATGATGTGTAACCCACTTTTGATGGGTTACATTATAATGCTTAAAAACATTGTAATAAGTAAAGTGCTTTTGATACAACCATTTTACTTTTGTTTCTTCTTTCTGATCCTTATTTGAAAGTGTTAAATCTGCATTTCCAACAAATTCAAATCCATTATAATTTATTCGGTACTCTTGACCTTTCGACCCGATTTGAATATTAAAGTTGTTAAGTTTTGTTTTGTAGGTTGCTTCACCTTCTGTTTTTTCTGAAACTTCGCCACCTGATTTACTCTCTGTAAGTTCTTTAGAATCATTTATCTGTTTACTCTTATAATTATCTACTTTTCTAGTGCCACATCCCAATACGAATATGCTAAGTAGTAATATCACTATCCTCTTCATTTTTCTCAATATTTACATTCTTCATTAAGTTAGTCGCAATTCCAATAAACAAACCTCTTATCCATTGCAATAGCTTTGATATTAAATCAACATTCTGTATATTTTTTCTTGAATAGATAGAAGCAAAATTTGCAAGTATAGAAAGTCCTTCGTTTACAATCAGAATCTTTATTACTACATCAACTACCCACGTAAAGTCCTTGTGAATTGGTTTACCCATTAAGGCAACAACCATTGGTATAACTAAAATTAAAAACTTTGTAACAAATCCCCAAAGTAGAATATTACCGCTCAATTTATTACCAAGCCTTAATGCTTTGGTTATCCCAAATAATGTATCAAAAGCCATTAATGAGGCTAATACATTCATAAACTCTATGTTAATATTTAGATATGCAAACAATGCATATAAGGCATATTTAGAAAAGCTAAATACACCTCTATGATTCTCTCCTACTATATAATCTGAAAGTCTTATAATATGTTCTTTCATGTTATTGTTAAATTAATACTTGTATATCACAAACCTGTAAAGGATTATTTTTTTTACTATCATTTTCATCACGCCAGATCATTAAATTTATATTTTCAGAATATGGAGAAATCAGAAACTTAAAAGTTATTTCCGTCCACGAAAGGTCTACAAATGATCTACTAATTGAATATGGTGTTGGGTTAGTGTACTGGGTGGTAAATGGAAAACTACCATCAACATGAACTCCAGCACAAAGCGTAGCATAATCAAAAGATGTTTTAGTCACCTGCGGAGTATGTGTAAAATTATCATCTTCTGCTCTTGATAAATCGTAAACTTTAGGATTTATTCTGGACGTAACCTTAACAATCATTTCACGATATTGACGTGATTTGTCAACAGTAAAAGATCTTTTCATTTTTGCCGGAAAACCTTCTGTATTATAGCCTAACTCAATGTAGGATTCATCTGTATTAAATGATGGATATTGATTTACAGCACCTATCTTTCTCCAAGTTGCACCAGATGTAAGTTCGTAGCTATTATTATATGAAGACTGTCCAAATCCGGTAATGCTTGTTAAAACACTCTTGCTTGTGTCTCTCTTAACAGATAATAGATCATTAATAATCTTATCAACACCGCCATTATACTCACATGATATATCTGAAATATCAAAGTTTCCAGAATTACTCACTATAAGTCTAACCTTATCGTAATCTAAATAGGAATAGTTTTTAAGCTCAATGGTATGGTAGCCATTATCATAAGTAGATGGTACAGATTCAAAGTTTCCCGCAATCCCCATTATAGCAGTATATGCACTATAAGAATGTTTTGATAAAGGCGATGTACTAATGTAGTTTGAAACTCTATTATCAGATTGTCTTGTCATAGTTCCTGCCACTTCCTGACTAGGGAAATCATAGTTTGTACTTGACTTAAAAGAAAGAAAATACCCGCCCAATGCATCTGATTTTATTCTTCCCCTAAATCTAAAAGACAGTGCCGGTTTTTCACTGATAATATAAACTGTGTCATTAACTTCAGTTGCAAATAAATCATAAGTAGCCTTATCAACTTTTAATAATGCCTGCCCAACTAGATCATCGTACTTTATGGCTGTTGATAATGTGTTTTTTGCAAAGAATGTCAATCCAGCATTATAAGATTTGATCTTTATCTTTATAGAGTCAACTTTTACCTTTGGTATGATGAATTCCAACAACGCCTTCTTTGAAAACTGAACGCTTTCTTTGTTAATAAGCTTGCAATACTCATTGATCACAGCACTTGATGTATAATTATCTCTATCCCATAACTTATCAAAATAATCTTCGCTTGTACCACTATTTAATGCAAACTCTCCAACATTTATTTCTTGCCAATTCTTAACACGTTGAAAATTATTGTCATAATTAAGATTTACAATTGTTTCATCTGCATTTCTTGATCTGAATACTTTTATAGATTGTTTAGGTTGAAGTTTGGAAATAAATGGCAACCATCCTAGCCAAATAGGAGCATTAGTTCTAACTCCAGGGTGGTAATACCAGAAATTATCAAATTTTTGTTTAGAAACCTGTTCTACATCACTACCAATGCCATAATATGGGATATTATTTTTTTCAGAATAATCACTCAATAATGCATCTACAGAATGATTTTCTATACACCAATCAGTCCCAAGTATAGGTTTTGCACCCAAAGATTTTATGAGACTAACACTTTCTTTAACCTCGTTTAAGTACATATCTGCATAGTTCCCGAATATATGAGTGGCTTCATTGCCTATGTTTGCCATTACGACATGACTTGGCTTAAACTGCTTTATTCCGATTGTTGGATGAAATGGATTGAAATTATTTTTTATCTTGTTGTTAAGTTCAATCATCGTATTTCCGCTCACAGCAAAATTACCCAATGGCAAATCCAACATGTTAGACAACTTGTTAATCCAGCTCTTGCCCTTCAACGTATAAAATGATTCGGTATATGAACATCCATACCATGCGAGTTTATCAGAGTTTTCAACAGTTATTATATTGTCTTTTAATTCAAAATCTTCTGTTAATTCTGGTTTTAATGCTTCCTTAGGATCTGAATAGGGCTCATATCCAGTAAATGAAGTACCTGATTCAATTTGAATATCTCGGCTTTCTTCATTAGGATCACCAAAGGCAACTGTGAACACAATATATTTAGCACCTTCAGGTTTCTTTAATGCTATATTTTTTTGACCTCCTATTTCATATGGCAATTGATTGCCATTTACATCTAATGGTTTTAATGGCGTGGTCTTATCAGCAGCATAATACGCCACTGCAAAATAGTTGTACAAAAATGGACGTGACAAGTAATTATACTCATCAGCTATGATGAAATCAGAAACAATATAATTAGGATTGTTTTCATTGTTTAATTTTCCCGTTTCAGGTGAAATCCAAAAATTTATCTTATTCCTCTTTGAATCATACTTGTTTTTAGATGATACTTCATCTAATATTACATCTACTCCATCCGGCTTAGGGTCTAGCTCTTTAGTTGCTACATTATCTCTAACTGAAATTACTACAATATTTTTTTTTATCTCTTCTTCTGATACAGTTATATTTGGTGTTATATTAGTATAAGTTCCTGGATTAATAACTTTATATCTATAATATCCAGTAGCTGGAATCGTCAATGCGTTAGACATAGTGTCATTATACCCATTATTTATTTTATCAATAAAAAATTGCAATGATGTTGTACTAAGGTCGTCTCCCTGAGCATGTATTAAATCTCCCGTTGTTGGATTTGCTAATTTTGGTAATTGACTTGCCTTTATTGTTTCTATTAATTCACTATTTACTGCCATTTTTCATCTTCATTTTGCCAATAAGGCGTTATCATCTTCATTTACTACAATCTTATTATCACCATTTGCGAATACTTGTACTCTTTCATCGCTTTCTTCTGGTTTTCCATATCCTACTAAAGTTGCTGAGAAGGTCATAAAGTTTTCAACTTCGTTACCGTCACTTATTTGAGATATATAAGCTTTACCAGAATCAATATAATACCCAAAAATATTCTTACGCTGCCATTCTATAAGTACTCTATCACGCTTCATTTTACGTATCTTCCAATACGACAAAATGTTAGGCGCATCTTCTTTAACAGCTTGCCCGGCAATTGAGATACTATATCGTTGAAGTGTTGGTTTTGAAGTCTCCCACCCGCCATTTTCACGGGTAGTTGTATTCACCATATCAGCTTCCTCAGACATCGGTGATGAAGTCTCACAAGCGATTGGACACCAAGCTCCATTATACTTGATGTAAAAAATACTTTCCTCCCCCTTTATATACCTCGTCATTATCTCTAATATAATGAATTTCAAAGACTTTTGAAAATAAAAAACCACCTTTTGAAGGTGGCTAATTAATTATTTTAACTCTTAATTGTAGGCTTTGTGACATTGCCATAATCCCATGTTTTTTCAGCTGGTGTCATCTTTCCATCTAAGTCATCAGTGAATAATTCTTTACTTGTTAAGCTTACAATATTAGATTTTGTATCAAATGAATATTGAATAGGGCAAAATTTACCAACCACATTATTCATACTAACAATGTTTAAAAAATCAAAATAACCATAAACATCACCAGTAAACACTTGCGATGGCTTAGCACTTGCTCTCATAGTTTCTTCAGCCATAACAGATAAAATAGGTTTTTCTTCTGAGTATCCCTTTCTATGCCAAACAGATGTATTTGAATTATCTAGCTTCTTTATTGTTCCCTCATAAATATCGGATGTCATATCACCATTGTATACAGTTTTATTATCCTTAACAATTGATGATGGCTTAGGTATTCTTGTAACAGTAAAAAACTCGCCTTTTTTAAGTTCATTGCCTTGATCCTGTGGCTCCAACCTAAAGCTTTTAAATATTAAATATGAATTACTTGGTGGATCAACACAATTCAAATTTGTTACATATATAGTAGGAGTATAAATTTTAACTTTTAATCCTCCTTTGAATGGAATAGTAGCAATTGAAATACTAAAGTCTGCTGATCCTTTTCCATATCTAATATTTTCCCAATCCGGTGGACCACCAGCATTAGGGCATTCTTTGTATTCAGTATAAAAATTATTTACTTCCTGTCTATTATTAAGTGGATCAAAATCACCCCATTGCCCATCTCTAAAATATTTTGTTTGCGTTCCATCACTTAGTTCAATCTCAAATTGAATTCCAGTATATACACCTATATTTTCAACTGATAGTGCAATATTAAGTAAGTCACCCGACTCAACACTTACAACATTAGATTCAATCTCTAAATTATCTGGCGGCAAAGAATTATCATACTTCAAACCACCATCTGAATTATTAATTGTAAAATAGTGAGGTGTGTTTATATTCCACCCATCTATTGAGCCATCAGTATTAGGTTTAAATTTGGGATTTTGAAAGAAAGTTTTTAATACTCCATACTTGTAATTAACCCTATACGCAGCAACGCTACCATCAATAGTTATCTTTTGATTCGCGCCGCAATGGTGCGGATAATATCCGTTTATTTCAGAACCTAAAACTAGGTTTAACGATTTAGAAACTTTACCTGTAAATATATTATCATCGTATCTGAAGAAGGCTAAATTTTGAGTTTTAACAGCATTCATTGGCCTGTATATCCACCATTCGCCATCGTGCTGATGTATAATAGCACAATACTTTTCTAAAACAGACTTTAAAACCTCTTCACAGTCCATTATTGTGTCTTTATTATCATCTTTATAAAAACGATCTGCAGAAAGTTTGGTAACGGCTAAAATATCAGTATTGTCTTCATCAATAATCCCATCATAAAATATATCAATACTAATGTTAATAGGTAAGTTTAATGAAGTTCTTTTGAGACAATTGTAAACAATATCTTTTTCAGTCATATAGCCAACGAAATGTAATCCGTTTTCATCAACAAAAGATAAGTTCTTTAATATCCCTAAACCATCTACACAATCCAATGATATTGTATATATTTCATTTACAAAGTCAGTGTATAATCCATCCGGTTTAACGAAGCCTTTAAATTTAACCTGATTATTTATATATAGATTGGCTTTAAAATCGGTTTCAGTTTCCGTGTATAGATCAGTTAAAGTCAAATTTTGATTTGCTTCTAAATCTAAAGCTAATGCGCTTCCTCTAAAACACTCTAAAACATCTTTTACGCTTGCATACTCCAATCTTGCGGATCCTGGAATCTCTATTGGTATTCCTACATAATCATTATGAAGTATTTCAATTTTAAACTGAACCCCTTCATGATTTTCATATTCTGATATATATTTAACTCCCATTATTCAATACCAAGACTTCCGCCTAATCTTTTGTTTCTATTTAATGTATTTGATAATACACCTACTAATTTTTGCCCTTCAATTTCAAAAACTACAGTTCCTCCAGACGTATTTTGGACCCCTCCATAATTTGAATTATAATTTTGATTACCTACGCCTGCAGACGTAGATACAGTTCCGCCTCCACTTGATGAACCTGAATTCCCTCTACCACTTGCTGCTCCACTAATTGCTCCGCCTAGAATATTTAATGCAGCACCCACTCCAATAAGCGCTAATGCAGCGCCTATTTTTGTGAATGGGTCGCCGAACATTAATGCTAATTGAAGCTTACCATATAGAAGTCCTAATACTCCAAACTGAATCATCATAGAACCTAATTGCTTAATAAATCCTCCAATTGATTGAATTAAACTTGATCCAATTGCATCAAGAACATTTCCCCCTTCCCCAATAGCAGTTCCAATACTGCTGAATAGGTCTGATATTGAATTAGCTATACCTGATGTTATTAATTCTTTTACAGCCTTTTTATAGTCTTCTATTATTCTTTCTTGATCTTCTCTTGCTTTGTCAAAAACCTCATTATTAGCCTGAATAGTTTTTAGGACGTTTTTACGCTCATTTTCATTTATTTTATCTTGATCTTTTTGCCTTGCGTCGGCAAGATCTATCATGAGCTTATTTCTATCTAAACCGACTTTTTCTTCAAATCTAAATAATTGTTGCCCAAATTCTATAGACGCTTTTAACCTACTGTTAAATAAAGATTTCTCGTCTCTTTCCGCTTTTTTTCTCGCGTTTTCAGCGTCTCTTTCCGCCTTCTTTCTTGCTTTTTCTTCTGCCTTACTTTCGCCCTGAATTACTTTTATAGTATTTTCCCCTCGTTTTGTAAGAGATAATACTTGAGCTGTTGTTCCTTCATTTATAATACGTAGTAGGTCTTCATCCTCCTTCGCCCATGTTTCCTTTCGTTGCTTTAGTGTTTCTGTTACATCATTAAATACCTTCCTTGCTTGATCCCTTACATGCTCAGTGTCAAATGTTGTGGGCATATTAGCACCAAGAGCTCCGCCACCACCTCCAATAGTTACGGGTTTCGGATTAAGCTGTTCTTTAAAGGCTTCTTTTTGCTTATTTAAAAGATCTAATTCTTCTTTTAAACGTTCTGAACTTCTTTTTTCTATCTCTCCTTGGGCTGCTTTAGCTCTAGCTGCTGCATATATAGCATTTCTTAATAAGTAATAAGAATTAGCTGCACCTCCATTTAAAATTATTTCATCCTTTATGTTTGCAAATGCTCCTGGATATGTTTTTTGAAGTTCGTCTACAGCTTTCTTTCGTTCTCCTATAGATAAAGTTACATCTTGGGACTTTGCATAAAGCTTATCTAGTGTTAATACTTCTAATTCCGCACTTTTGTTAGCCTTATTTAAAGCAATAATCCATTCGTTTAATCTATCCTCTGATGTCTTTGTATTATCCCTTAGTGTTAAGTAAGCGGCAGCTAATCCAATAATTGCAATAGTAATAAGACCTACCGGACCCGTCATAACACTAAATGCCACGCCTATTCCTTCAAGTCCTGCAATAAGTGTTGGAATTAAAGATATAAGACTTCCTAAAATTGTTAGAAATGGACCTATTGCAGCAACAACTCCAGTAATTCCAATTATCCATTTTTGCAATGAAGGATCAAGACTTTCGAATGCTGTAATTGCTTTATCTATATAAGCTGTTAATTTTTCAATAGCAGCAGATATGTCGAAGTTTTTATTTATTATTTCCCCTATTCTTGCTAAACTTGCTGTAATTGAGTCTCTGGCATTCTCAAATGCATTCTTAAGGCTCCCAGTTACTTTTGGAAGTTTTTCAAAAGCAGCAGTCAACTTTTCAACTACCTGAGCACCAGTAACTCCCATGTCAGCAATTTTTTCGGTATCCATTGTACCGAATGCTTCAATTAAAGCTCCCCTAAGTTGTGGAAGCTGTTCCGTTAACTGACGTAAATCTTGTCCAAATCCGGATGATTTATTTTGTAACTGAGTTAATGCTAGAATTACTAAATTCATTTCATTAGCTCCCTTACCAACAGTAGCTAATGCATTACCAAATGCTAGTAAAGATTTTCGTGCGTTATCTGCCGAAAAACCTGCTGCTTGTAGAGATACAGACCCCTGAACAGCTTCTTTTAGTCCAAGTCCAGGAAGCTTTGCAACTTCTTTTAATTTTGTAAATTCTTCTTCTGCTGCACTAGCGCTGCCCATTACGGCTTCAAGTCCCATTTTAAGAGACTCTATGTCTGCATATGTTTTTATTGCTGCAGCACCAAACCCAAGAATAGGTATAGTTAGGTTGGTAGTTAGTGTACTCCCTAGATTAGAAATATTTTGACCAGCTTCACCAAGGTCTTTCATCTTATCTTTGAAAGACTTCACCTTAGTTTCACTCTCAGCTATTTCTTTTGAAAGTCTATCTATTTCATCAGCAAGCTTTAATATCTCTGGATGCGTTGGCTTTAATCCGGATGCTACTAAATCATTAAAAGCCTGTTGATAGGCTCTTAACTCTTGTTTAGTGTTTTCAATTGACTTGCCAAATACTTCATTTTGAGCTCCAACCTGGTTTAATGAGATGTTTAACTTTTTAAAAGCATCTTCTAAACCTGAAACATCAATTTTTTTTAGAGAACTAGTTATTTTATTCTTAGCCTCTTCTACCTTGCTTATAAGTTCAGATATGTCTGCACCTATATTTACACTAAGATCCGCCATTTTTTGCTCCTACTTCATTTAAATACTCCTTCATTGCCATTTCATAACTTACCTTAGCTTTATCAGATACTTTTTCTATAACATTTCCATCAAGCGGTCTAAAACTGTTTATTGATGTTTTTCTAGGGTCAACAGCACCAGTTGCAACAAGAGAATGATATACAATATCACGTGTTATGTATGATTCTAACTTCTTTTCTCTTTCATAACCCTTTTTCCTTAACTGATATTCCCTCCATGTCATAGCCATTATATAATCGTAAGATGGGCATTTAAGTTCATGAAGGGAAAACGAAATAATATCTATATCAAAGTTTATTTTGACACTCTCGCCTTTCTCTGCTTTCCCAAGCCATCGCTTTGCTGATCCGTTTTATAAGTAATAGACTTTGCAAATGCGTCACTGAATTTTACAGTTTCAGGAGAGTTTAATCCTCCGTCTTCATCTATCCAATCTATAACATTATATTTTGTAAATTCTACTTTATTTCCTACTCTTTCTTCTCCATAAGCTAAAGAATGGAACATTAATGTAGGCAATGCAGATAGTGGTTTTTTTTGAAAAGACTCAAGAAGATCAGTAATATTTAACCCTTCTTTATCCTCTATTCTTGCTAAGAACCCCAAACCCAAGTTACCTTCTCTTTCTTTTCCTCCTAAGTTCAATACTACTTTATTCATAAATTATATTATTTAATTAAATCGTTGGTGTTACTAAATCTGTTGTAGAAATCCATCCCTGCCCCTGCATTGTTCCTTGGAAAGTAGCCTCGCCTTCTGCAGGAGCTGTAAGCTGTAAAGATGTAATATCCCCCTTTCCATAAACTGTATCAATAACAGCAGTACCATCACTTGTTGTTTGCTTCCAGAATGTTAAAGCATTATTGTCTTTGACTTGTTTCATGTGTTTAAGTAGGAAGTCATACGAAGCTTTAGCTGTAGAACCTCCTACAGAAGTAGTGTCAATAAACTGTCCTTCAAAAGGAATTTCATAAGACAATGCACCTTTAGTACTTTTCTTATCAGGGCTACATTTAGTCACTGGAAGATCTCTCATTTCCTGAGTAATGTTTAAACCATTTGAAGTCAAACATGCAACTGGACGGTAAGCTGTACCATCGTGAACATAGAGAATAATATCTTTCCCCATTATTGTTTTGTCATCAGCCATTTTCTCTAATTTTTAAGTTAAATATTATAAGTTTTCTAAATATCGATTGAGTAGAGGTAATAGTAGAAATATCAGCAGGAAAATCTTTTTCAACAGTTAATGTTTGAAAGTTTTGAATCAATATAGATTGCGTTCTCTTCATTACCTCCTCCATTATATCATCTGCTAACAGTCTACTCCCTGCAATATTGTTGTAAATAGTAACCACATCTAAAGTAATTTGACAGTCATATCTCAAGCCGCATTTTACTTCGTTATTTTCTTGCTTAGATTGCGTGGTCATCAAGATATATGCATCCTTGTTCTCTGGAACTCGCATATCATGTATTGTTATGGTCTTACCATTCACGACCATATTATTAAGTGTATCGACAAAATACTTGCGTATCCATTTGTCTGCGTTCTTCATCATTAACCTACTGCATTATCTCTAATATAATGAAAATTAGTAGTTTATACAAATAAAAAAGCACTCAATTAAGAGTGCCTTCACCAAATAAATAATATAATATGAAAAAAAAGAAATCTACTTTCCGTATTTCTGTTGCAACCCATGCAATGCATCTTTAAGATCTTTCATGTATTGCTTTTTTCCTTTGATCCATGCCGGATAAAAATATGGTTGTGGCAACATTAACCCCTTACCATTTACGTAATAGCTCCATGCAATGTCTTTAAATTCTGGTGATACCTCAACATACGCTCCTGTACCGAATTCAGCATATGCCCCCATAACCGAGTTTACTGAAACTTTCCAAAACGTATCACTTATCTTTTCAGAAAATATTGACTGAGATATTTCCCCATTTACATTTTGTTCCGCACCGTATGAATACTTATAAACAGTTGGTGCGTTACGGGTTGCTTCATGTTGAATATCCAAAGCCGCGGCAGCCGTAACCGCTGCAATACGTTTCTTTCCATCTTCACCGAAGGCATTCAGTTTACGTAATACTTTATCCAACCCTTTTATTTGCGGTTTAACTTTCATCAGCTAGAATGTTTATTTCTCGGTTATCCAGATTTACATTTTCAATTGCACGAATAATAAACTTTTTAGAACCTATTTTAACAAACATTTTTTCGGTTACTTCTGTAGTGCCTTTTCGGATTCTAAAAACAACCGGATTCTTAAAATCATTTAATCCAAGATCCTGGAATTTATAACCCATGCCTTTAGTCTGTTTAGATGCCCACGCCTTTTTAATGAGGACTTCTTGTGGTGTATTTCCACCGAAACCATCATCTACCTGTTGGCTTTCCCATATTTCAATCTTTGATGTATAGGCTCTGGCTAACATACTATAAATCGTTTATAAGTGTATAAAACAGCTTTTACGCTTTCTGGAATCAATGTTGTATTCGATGCTTTTTCATGCTCAAAATAAAACACTTTGATAATTTGTAAAGCACAATCAATTAAGGCAGCCGGAATTGCATCACGGTTTGTATAACCTACATTTAAAGTAATTTTATCAGTATTGTAAACATACTTTAATGAATAATCAAGACGGGTTATGTCATCCGGTGTTTGAGTATTTACTGGATAATCGAAAACCTCAACACAATTACCCTGTGGATTGTTATAGGTTTTATCCTGCAAACTAAATATGTGGTTAGTCTGCATTTCGATGTATTGAAGCGCAGATTTAGACATTCTTTGAATGCCATAATCATCTTCGGTAAAGTCAGCGTCTATCCGGAGATAGTTTTTTACTTCGTCTAATGGAAGTACTTCATCGTAAGTCATACTACTTAACCTCTACATTTTTACCTCTCCCTTTTGGCGAAACCTTTTTAACTTCGCCTTCATCCTTCTCTTTTTCTTCAACGAAAACAGCTAATCCCCTGTTAACTGCTGATTCATTTCTTTGCTCGCCTAAATCGATAACATCACCATTTCGGTATTGTTTATTATTTACGGCATCTTCTACATCTCGGAGTAATCTAATCTTCTTCATAAACTATATTCATTTACTCTAAGATAATGAATTTTAGCGTATTATACAATACTTATAAATAATCCTGTCTTACCATGAACCCAATCCAGAAGAAGTCTATTGGGTTAATATCCTGGTTATCTTTAACTGTGAAATTTATAGTAGAGGAATATTCACCTCTCTTTATATTAATACCTAATTTTTCACGTAGTTGAATAGCTACACTGTAACTTTCAAAAGCTTCTTCAATAGCTTTAATATGCTCGTTTTGTGAGCTTAATTTAAATTCTTTCATCGCTGTAATTTATTTTGTTGTTCCTGGATCTCCTTGCGGGTTTCCGTATTTATCGTTGAAATATTCTTCGGATGTTTTGAAGTCATAACAAGAAGTAACACCTTTTTTAAAAGCCTCCATAATCTGCTGCTTTTCCTTTTCTAAAATTCCATCATCAATTAATGTAAGAATATGATTATAGGCAAACCTAACCCCATCATTAATTTCTGATATATCACATTTATTATCTAGTTCATGTAGCTCACTTTCCAATTTATCAATTAGCTCCTGTAATACTGTTTTATTGCTCATCTTGTATTTTTTTTAATTCGTCAATAATTTCTTTAGCTATATAGGGAAAGTGCTCTGAATCTATCCCTGTTGTATGTAACTTCACCTCTCCAAATTCTGACAAAAAAGATTCTTCATAACTTTTTAATATCTCTAAAATCTTTTCTTTTAATTGTTCCATTTCTAAGCGTATTTCTCGTTATATATTTCCACAGCCTTTTTAATTGCTGCTTCGGTGGCTTTTTGGCGGGTTTTAAATGTATAGAGCCCATCTGAGATGTAGTAAACTGTTGATTCATCTTCAATGTAAATATTACATTCAAATCCTTTGTTGTAAGACATTGCTCTGTCAAAAGCTGGTGAAACTTCAATGTAAATCCCCACACTATCCAGCCAATAAATTATCAATTCGTTACTTATTGACTTTTGACTCTCGACAAGAAGGACATAATCTACATAATGATTGTTCTTCACAAACTCTAACATTTCTTCTTTTGCTTTTCCTTCCATTTCCTATGATTTAATTGTTAATTCTTCGCCTGTTAAGGCATAAAATAGGTTTTGTAGCTCATGAACATATTTTTCTTTAGTGTTTGGATTCCCAAAGAAAAAATGAATATTATCTGATCTTAGAATTAAAATTTTAACCCCACTTTTCTCATAGTTCTCACCATCTATGTCGCTTCTCAACTTGAATCCAAAATTTAGTAACCAGTCTTCGGTTATTTCTATTGGCTTATTTGGCAATCCTGTTATAGCTTCATTAATAGCAGGAGCATAAATACCATCTTGTCTTAATTCGATTACTTTGCAAAGATTACCATTCCTATCATGAAGATAATTTCCTATTCTTAGTTCTTTTCCTTCCATTATTTCATTTTTAAAAGTTCTTCTTTAACACTGTACCAGTATTTAAGATTTGGGTTTAATTCTCCATTTAAATCTGCTAAGTAAGTATCAATATATTCCCATTGTGAAATTATTTCATCTGCTAAAATCATTGCATATTCTACAGCAATTGAGTTTATAAGTGTACCATCTACGAAAGTAAGTCCATCATTATTGTAATATATACTTACGTTAGTGGATTTAAATCTATTTACCAGCTCTTCTGCTTTCTCTTTAGCTTCCATAGATTTGTTTTATTGCGGTTGCGGTTAGTTTATTTTCCATTGTCTAAAAAGTTTTTTATTTCTTTTAACCCTTCTTCAGGTGTTGTTACCATTGTTTGAAAATCAGTGTCAACAAGCTTTCCATTAAGATTGGCTGTTATTACAGAAGCGAGAAAGCTATTGCCTCCATCAATAGTGAAAATTGAATATTTTGCTGTTTTACTTTCATTATACATTTCGTAAGCATAACAGAAATCAGGTCTCTGTCTATTTCTTGTTATTTTGAATTTATTTAGTTCCATTGTCTTTTACTTTGTTGATTAAAATATATTATAAAAGGTTATTTTTCACATAATCCCAAGCTTCTAGTTCAGAGTCAAATTGCCCAAAATTTATATCTTTACCTTCAATTTTTTTGACAACTCTCCATTTATCAGTATCCTTTCTATAACTTATAAATCTATACTTTGAGGTTTTTCCGGTTTTACTCCTCCCCTTCTTAACCTTATCATCAATGTTATCTCTACATGTTCCTAAAAAAAGATGTTCTGGATTAACACACCTTGGGTTGTCGCATTTATGAAGTACATGTAATTCACCTAACCCAACTTTATGATACAGATTATAAATAAATCTATGTGCCCTGTGAAGTCTTCCGTTATGCTTTAGAACACCATATCCACATCTATTTACATGCATAGTCCATTCAATACATTCCCCATTTAATTTTAATGGTCTACCACCAAATAATCTGGTTACTTCCTGGAATAATTCTTCACTTACCTGGATTTTCACATATTTTGTGTTCATTTGTTAGCTTTTAGGTTTTCCGCTTTCTATAACATCTTTTAATGTTCTAAGTGCCATTAATACACGTTGATTATGATTTCCAAGAGAATTAAACTTTTCTTGCTTTTCTCCATTTAATGGATGTATATAATCACTTTGCTCTCTAGCCATTTCAGAAACCGCTTCAAAGTCTTTATCTGTTAGTATCAAAACTGATTTACATATATTGTTTACTTTGTCTATACTATTCATAATTAAAATATTGGTATATTTTGTTCGTTGGTTATTGATTCTTTGTCTACTCGAGTCATCATACCTTTGGGTTCAATTATTGCATTCTCCGCTGCCTTCTCCAAAGAAGCCTGTGCTACTTCGCGGGCGTAACGATGAACTACTTTATCAATAATAACATCTCCTACGCCCCCATATCTAAACATCATGTCATTCCAACTTGAAGAAACATGCTCTTCTGCTACTTCGTCTTTTATTTGTTCAAGGGTTTTCATTATTATTTGTTTGGGGTTAAAGTGTAATTATTTTCATCCAATATTTTTCCTAGTCTTTCAAGCTTAACCTTACACCATTCATTTGATAGAATAATAATATCCGGAATCATAAATGCTAATTGTTCAATCATTATCTTAACATCTGCAACCTCAGAAGCTAATGCGGTTAACGTTTCTTCATTAGGATTTCTAATATATTTTCTTGTGGCTAGCGCTAGTTCAGTACTTTCCTCTTGTAACATTTCTAATTGAGACTTATGTCCCCATTTTTCTAATGCCTTTTCATATAATAATTTTGCTTCGTTGTGATTCATATAATTATTTATTATTGGTTTCGTGGATGTTACCGATTACTTCTGAATGGTAAATAATATCACAATCTAATTTTTTGCAATTTTTTGAATCATATCCGAATCCTGTTGTTAGTACAAAACCAGCCGAATCATTGATATACTCTACAAAGTATTCTTCAACATTGTCAATCCACTCATCATTTTCTCTTACTTGACCATTTATAAAAGCGAACTTATCCCCCTCGAAAATCTTATTTCCGTTTTTGTCCAGAAGTCCGGTTGACCACTCTATTATCCCGCCCTTTTCAGAGCTTGTTATAAAATTGCCTTCACCATCCCATAAGGAGAAAAAGCCATTTGAACCGATTTGTAAATGATGGTTCGTTTCATTTTCGTTTGCTTCTGGGTAATGATATTTTTTACCGTCCCAAATTCTTATTTCTCTCATATTTTATTTTTAAGGTTGTTGGTATTTATTAACTTATATATTCCCACTTGATATATCCATAATATCCGTATTTGTTATTCAGCATTGCGTGAATATCCATATTCAACATCCCGCTTACTCTATGGTAAACAGTGCTACCATCTTTTAGAAATACTTTTATTTTTTCCATAATATTTTGTTTCAAAACCCCGGCTTTGCTATGACTATGTCGGGGCGCAAATTTTTAATTTTGATTATTACAGTTGATTAATTAATAAACTTATCGTCTCTTTAAAGTTTTTGTTACACCATTCTTTAGCAGAATCAAAGCTTTCATGAATAGTTATTTTACGCGTTAACTGGTTGACTTTCCACTTTTGATTAGCTCTGTCTAAGAATATGACGTAATTACTGTTTATACCTTCTATTTCAGCTTTATGTATATCAGAACCGAAATCCTTAAATTCTAACTCTTCAATACTAAATAGATTTGCAATTACCTTATCAAAATCAACCTGACACCAATCTTTAGACTCTTGTATATTATTGAAATAACGCTTTACACCTTTTAGGTCATGTATTACTGGTTGTCCAACATGTCTATCAATTCTTAAATGATAGCCAGATAAAATATCATAGATAGGTGCTCTCCACTCATTACCAAAATGAGTTTCACATACTACCCATATTAATTCTCTTGCTTTCATGTGTTATTGAAGTTTATTATTTAGATAATAAATGAATGTTGCAACTGAAAATTATATTCAGAAAGAAGATTGTTAAAAACTGGCTCTTTTGATTTTATATATTGTTTTAAATCTTCAAATTCAGCTTCATTATTACTGTTTACTGCTTCATATTCTTTTTTCTCGAAACCTTGCATGTCAGAATAAAATGGTGCTATTTCGTTCTTATGATAATTCAACTGCTTTTTTAGATTGAACATTCTATCTATTACGCTGCCTGAGTGAATATCTTTTATAACTAGAGTTTTCATAATGAGTTGATTGTTTGATGTTTCAAATATAATACAAATGTATAATATAATACAAATGTTTTATACAAATATTTTTATTTATCTTTGTAACATGACAGTGAAAGAACTTTTAGAAAAGCATCCATTACTCACTCATTCGGAGTTAGCGAGGTTAATGTATCCAGAAAATAAATATGCTCGATCTAGGCTATCTAATAAGCTTAATGAGAAAATTGCAGGCAGCGGTGCTCAGCGTATAACAGAAAAAGATATTGAGCTAGTTAAAGAGGTACTAGGTAAACATGCAGACGACTTGAAAATTGATTTATCAAAGCTGGAAGTAAATAAAAATAATGGATAACAAAAAAAGCCACCCGTTAAGGTGGCTATATTATTTCAGTTAGTTTTTAAACTGTAGCTTTATTCTTCACAAACGCTTTAGGGAAGTAAGTCGCTAGTGCTACTCTTTCCTCAATACGTATTGTTACCATGTTCTTTCTTGCGTTATCTCCATCTTGGTCGAAGAATCTAATCTCTGGCGATAGTCTTGTAACTAATTGAGCAGCGTTGAAATCACCTACTAAATACTGACCTGTTGCCAATTGACTTGACGGCATAGTCAATACATTAAGTCCTGCAATAGAAAGTTGTCCATTTACATACCCAACAGTTCCTGGTGGCAAATCATACTCACCACTTCCACTTGCCTTATTTAAAGCGATAGCAACAGCGTCTCTGTGGTTTAATAGGATGTAGTTTGCATCGTGTTCATTATCTCCAACCTGAGCAACTGAATCAACGATCTTTTCAATAAGCGGCGTATAAGTTCCGTTATACTCTTGCGCCTGCGGCATTAGACCTAATAAATTAGGAGAAATACCATCACCGTTAAGAATCTGCTTGTTTTCTGACTTGTAAAGTGCCTTAAGCATGTTTACTTGCAAGAATGAAGTTAACCACTTAACATCATCTAACATTTGCCTTGGTACTCTTACAAAACCAGCGATCCACTCAACCGGAGTATTTACTGCGTCAAAATCAAAGTCAAACTGTGGCTTTTCTCCATCTTTCCATGGCTTAGGCTCACCTTCACCTCCAATGTGTCTTGGATACCAAATGGAAGATCCGTCTGTTTGTCCCCCTGGAATAATTTCTCTTAAATAACGAGTTTTATCCGGCTGCATAAGTACGTTTTGACGATACTCTGTTACCATTGGCACTTGCGCATTGCCTACGAAGTTAGAAGCGTAAGACATGTCGCCTGCAGCTTTCATTTCGATTGTATCGTCGATCTTAGTAGATTTAGCTAATCTTGAAAGTTTTTCTGCGTTATCAGAAATAGCCTCCGCAACATAGTCATTGAACGATTTTTGTTCACCTGACAATGTACCTCCTTTCTTTTGAAGCTTAATATCTAATGCATCTAAGTGCGATTGCATTTTTTCGGATCTATCCACTAGATCAGTAACCTGCACCTTTACAGCTTCATTTGCTTCCTTAATTTCTTTTACTGCGATCTCATTTGCCCCCGCAGATTTCTGAACCTCAGACTTTACATTTTCAAGTCCTTTTTCAATTAGTTCCTTAACTTCTAATTCCATCTTCTGTTAATTGATTTTAAAGTTTGATAATAAATTAATATCGCTCTTTAACGGCTCCAATGTAAGGGTGTCTGCGGACGGCGCTTCATCGTGAGTGTTAATTGATAATTTTTGTAATATTGATTCGATTTGTCTCAGTCTTTCGTCTGAGTAATCAAGATTATATGCTTTTTCGATTAATTCAAGTATTCCGTAGGTACTCTTAATAGATTTTATTCCCTGTACCGTAGAAAGCTCATTAGCTCCCCAACTTGACAGGAATGAGTACTCCATTAACTTATATTCGGTAATAATGCTTTTAGTTTTAGCATCACGTCTAACTACATTGTACCCAATAGACAATTCAGCGTTAAGCTGGTTTTCATGCATTAACTTAACATCAGTAAACATATCTTTACCGAGCGGTTTGTTTAAGTTGAATTGGGTTGTAGTTAGAAGTCCGTAAGCATCCTTAGTGTCTATTTCTAAAGGTACTCCGATCATTTCACGTGGATTATGATCTTTTAATACTCTAATCCTTTTGAAATTTTCAGATACGGTTTTATCGAATGATCCATAGGCGGAAATGTCCCCGTCTGAATCTTTATTATTGTATACATTCGCATATGCAACAACAACTCCTTTAGATTCATCTAAATCTTTAAGATTGTATGATAATTGCTTTAATTCCATCTTCGTAATTCCTCGTCATTATCTCTAATATACTAAAAATTAGTTGTTTGCACAAATTATTATCCGTAAATTTACCATATGGAAACAATGGAAGATGTTTATAGATCCCTTAAAACTTCTTTAGAAGAAAAGGTAAGAATCATAACATGTGATAGCGATTTGAACTTCAATGATTTTGAAGATCAGTTATGTGTTAAAACAGAATATGATTCGCTTAATCAATGTTACTATTATAGATATTCTTATGAGAAGTTTTATTTATTAACTCTTTTAGTTAACAGTAGGATAGATTCTGAATGGAATGTGCCTTCAAAATCTTTTAAGGTAATGGGGGAAACTACATACAAGATATACACAGAGACATTCAGTGAATATAACTATTAATCTTTAAATATTAACCGTCCGTTTTCGTCTCGTTTTGGCTTGTATGAGAATGTGCATGTGCAGTTTATGGTTTCACTTGCACCCCCTGACTTATCCCCTGGATATTTCATTTCAACACCGGAAGGAAGTTTAAAGTTTTCATTACCCGAAACTGTTCGTCCGTCCATCGCTAAATGATCTACTCTCGATTGTTTCGGATGTCCGTGAACCCAAATCTTTTCAACAACTAATCCACTTTCATCAACTGCTATTTCTTTGGCTGCATTCATTGCGGTAGTTGTTTCGGTTCTTGCTATTCTCATAGCCTGCCAACGGTAGAAATCCGGTTTATTAACAGTTTTACGAACTCGTTCCTGCATTTGGTTTAACGTCTCACCCTGCTCTATACCCTTACTCATCTCATTCATTACCTGAGTAGCCATTGTTTCGGTAAGCGAACGAATCATAAAGCCTCCTTCATTCCTGAAGAAGTTATAAACGAAGAACTGAAATGCACGAGAGAATAAACCATAAGGTCTGAATGCCTTTTCTTCTTTACGAATAGCTTTTTCAACCATCCGCCCGTATTGAAGACCAATAGTTAAATAAACTTTCTGCATAACATTACGCAGGCTTTCTTCGTTGATGTTTAGGAGTATCACATACTTTGCATTCTCCATTGTGATATTATCAAACGGAATACCCTTTAAAAGCTTACGAAACTCTTTTAATATCATTCTGAAAGCTTTCTTTTCGTAGTTGCTATGAAGCGCAAGAAATATGTCTCGTTGGCTATTCATTAATTAAATTTTCTTACTGGCACTTAATTCTCTTAATCTATCAGATAGCTTATTGTAATGACATTTCAATTCTTCATTATTTTTAAGTAAAGGTTTTATACTCATAAGCAAAGTTCTTAATGTCCCTATGTCGGTAGATTCATTATCATAAGACTTCATTAGTTCTATCAAGTCATTATTACTGAGCTCATCATCATTAGCAATCTTAAAAACTTTTTCAAAAAGCGTATCAAATGCATCTAACAATTTATCCTTAGCATCCATATTCCTTATTCTTCTTTCTTATTCCAAAAGGTTACAATCAAAGGCAGCCAGAATATAGTCACATAGCCACCAAAGAAAGGCGGCTTTTTATCATCTGGTATATGTTTACTCATGAACTGGTAAAAGATAATTCCCAAAGCAAAGTATACTACTAATATCCAGAAGGCATAATTACTTAGCATTCCAAACTTTTTTATCAGTTATAACATTAAACCCCATTCTCATAAGGTTTTTAATCTCAATTATACTTGCAGTCTTTGGCACTTTTATGCTTTTTATATCACCCTCATATGCGATTCCAGAAGCATACTTGTTAAGCAGTTCTAATTTTATGATTTTACTTTGCAGCATAATAACCGTAAATAACAAAATCACAAAAACTACACTCTCCCAAATGTGTCTCAAAACATTAATACTATCATTCTCCATATCAAATTATTGTTTACTTACTATATACCTTGTTTCCTTCAATTTAATATCATACATTGTTTTAACACTATATCCTAACCTATTTAAAGCGTCAATACAAATATCATTTAATTCTGAAACAGAAGTTTTACCATCCACCGTTGATTGACAAAATTCAATAGTAATAAGTACAATTTCTAAATCTGATAGTTTGTTGTTATTCATATCCAAAAGCTTTATTTAATTCGTCTTGTGTTAATCCTACTTCATCAATGCGCTTCTTGCTGCCTTCAATCCAAACAGTGTTCATGCCTTCGTCATCTAATGTTTCAAGGCGTAATGCTGTCCTGAACTCGTTTGGCGTTACCGGAGCTTTACTATACCATTCTACAAGATCTTTAATATCCTCCTGCATTTCTGGAAGCTCGGTATAGTCCCATTCAATTACGCAGTTTTCATACCCTTTAAACCTTGGTATAAACTTCTTGTTCAATGCTTCCTGAAGTAATATCAGTCTTGGAACAACATGATCTGTAATAACCGTTTTACGAGCTTCTTTTACATTTGAATACTTTGCCCCCTCATCGTTGTTCAATAGCTTATCTGACCATCCTAATACATTACAGATTTGCTTCTGATTGTATCGCAGATAATCGAATGGTTTTAGCTCGTCTGTGTTTAGTGATAACTTAGTGAACTCTACCGGAGCGGATGACCCAGCAATTCTTGAAAGTCTTCCTGGATCTTTGTCCATTTCTTTAAGCTTCTCTTTCATCTGAATAGCTTGTTCAGCTGTCCAAACAGAATCTTTGCCCGAAATAAACCCAAACACACCGCCATTCTTCATGGTCTTTACGTTCTGGTCTAACGCATCGTTTGAAGCTTCAATGTTCCTTAGTAGTACCTTAATAGGGCTTAATCCATACAAGTGGCTACCATTCATATCAAAGAAAGGATTCGGAAGTTTAACATGTACCACTTCTTCTTCTCTGAATTGAATATATTGATCACCTTCGATTAACATATAGTAATCAATAGGATTTTCAATGCTTAATAAGTCAGCATCTTTCTTAAGGACTATTTTGATTAGCTGCGAAGGAAGTACAAATGCTTGTATCGGTTCTCCTGCTTTAGCTCCGCTCTCTGGGCTTACAGTATACAGGAAAAAGTTTCCGGTAGTCTGCATGAATACTTCATACAATGCAAAAACTTCTCCCCACGTTTGATTTGGGTTAGGATCTTCTAATGGGAAAGACATTTCACTATCCTCATAAGCTTTTGTTTGTAAACTAAACCTTTTCTTATAGTGCTTTAGCGAAAGCTCCCCCTTAGTTGAATATTCAAACAGATCATATCTACGTTTAGCCTGTTTATCTTTTACCTTCTTTACCATGTAAGGTACTGATCGAATCTTTTCTGCCTGCTGAGTTATTACAGCGTATACATCCGGATTATGCCCGTACCCTTTTTCAAGGTAAGTTTTATTGTCATAGTCATATTTTGCCGGAAGTCCTCCGATAAACTGATAGAAAGCTTTGTTAAAAGCATTAGTGTAGTCCTTAGTCGTATCACTTCCTTTATCTCGTTTAAACCAACTTCCAAAAATCCTCGCCATTATCCTCCTTCGTTTATCTCTAATATAGTGATTTTCAGTTGAAATACCTATAATCCGGCATACTGATTCTTCAACCTCATATACAAATCATTCAATTGTTCTTCTGTTAATTCCTTTAGTTTAGCACGATTCCAATCCCACTTATCAGCAAACCCACCAGTGTACCATCCTAATTTTCTGATTGGCTCTTCATCCATCAACTCATAGGATGGACATTGGGATATTACTAAATTCATCAAGTCGCCTTTATCTAATTCTACATTCATGTCATATATTTTAAAAAAAGAACACTTCTTGCTTCGGCACTAAATCAAAGAATGCTCGCATCATTAATGCATCTGCATAATCCGGTGAGCGTCCTAACACTTCTTTTACCTTATCCTTTGGTAATACAGCCAACTTTCCATCTTTGTCGATATTATACCTCTTTACCTGTTCAAGTTCTTGTATTATAAGCTCTTTAAACTCAGTTTCACAAATGAATATCTCATCATCATTAAACTTGTATGACAGGTGGAAATAACACTGTGATTTAAGGTTCTGATACTGAACTACAGAATCGTTTTCATCGAATGGTTTTGCATTATTCACAAAGCCTTTACAACCTAATATATCAACTACTCCACCACCGACACCATCTTCATCACATACAATATTGTTTATTGGTACATGGTATTCAAATGCTATCCCTCTGATATGTTCGGCTAACTCAGTAACTGAACATTTATCAAAGCTGAATATCTTTAATATTCTCCAGCCTTCCCAAACTATTATAACTGCTTTATCACTTCCGAATCGGGCTATATCTGCGGTAATGAATCTTTCACCACCTTTTACGAACTGATTACTGAATGCATTGATAATTTTATCATATTCAATAAGCTTTGCCGGATCATTGTCATACCTCCAGTTACCATAAAGAAGTCTTTGTTTATCTATCTCTGGTAACTTGTGTAGATTGTCTATATAATGCTTTGAGATATACGGATTATCAGTAACAAGCGACTGAACAAACTTCCTATGGATAGGTAGCTCTTCTTTTTCGTATGGCAAAAAGTAATCTGAGTAGTTCCAGTTCTTAGATGGGTTAGAAGACCATAAAGATTTAGGTACTAGATTATATTTATCCAGGTTATACCTAATCCTTGATTGGGCAATATCCCATGCCTTTTTTGAAATCTGCGCTGTTTCATCAATGAATAAATCTGTTATCTCTAATGAACCCAATTCATCGAAGTTTGGATCACTTGGATATAAGAATAGATCCTTTAGAAATATAATAGACTTATTCGGAAATAGTATCTGGTTTGATTGGGCATTATACTTATAATGAACATTTGCTTTTAGCCCTTGTTGGTTAGCTACATAGAAGAATGACTGTAATGTCGTTTCTTTAAGCGTCTTTAATGAAGCCCTACCTATAAGCCCTCTTGTATCTGGATATTTAAGCCTATTCTTTAGCTGCCAGTAACAACCTAATATAGACTTTCCACCACCTGCACCACCCCCGTAACCTATCTCAGTTGTAACATTGTCTTCGAGATAATCTAAAGCTATGGTTTGTTTTATTGACAGCTTCATTTCTCATAGGTTTTCTCTTCGTTCCAAGATATATTTAAATTTCCACTAGTTTCTATATCTAGCTTATCTCCGTATTTTTTAGGAGCTAATTTACCAACAAGCCATTTTCTAGCATCAACCCTTAACCTACTTCGTTGTATTAACTCATAATTAGGTTTTTTAGCTAATACTATTTCAGACCCTTTTTCATCACCCATATCTATGTCGATAAAGTCCTGAGAAGTATCATCGGCAATATCAAGTATCTCATCTACTAACGCATCTGCTCTTTCTTCTGTCGCGCGCGCGTATTGTTTTACTTTTTCCTCATCAGCCTCTAACCACTCATAAAATGTCTTAGAAGAAATTGAAGCTTCAGTTAATGCCCTACGTAAAGAATTTCCATTTTCGATTGATTCAAAAATAGATTTAAAAATTTGTTCTTTCTGCTCTGCACTATAAGCCATTACCTAATATACCTTACCTCATTAAAAACCCCTCCTATTCTTATAGGCTTCTTACTACACTCAATAGGACATGATTTAACTTTATTCAAGTTCCTTATTGCCCTTTGTCGCTCGTTGTACTCATACTCTGCTACTTCTATTTCGTTTACTAAACTTCCACTTAATCCATTCTTCATCGTAAACTTACTTTGTGGAAAAATTGGACTCGAACCAACGACCTACTGATAACCCCTGATTTACAGGTTTGTCTTTCCAACTCTATTAAGGCATGTCAATCGCTCTAACCATCTGAGCTACTTTCCTCCAATAGCTTACCTATCAGCACTCGTAATTGTTTATAGACTGTATTGAGTTCGTCTGTTATAAAAAGATGCGGCAGTGTCTTAGTTCTAGTTATTTATCATGAAATTAATGAAGCTTGCACAATGATTTGAAGTTTTTAAAGAGACTTCTACTCTTTGCCGCATCTAATTTGTTGGATAGACAGGATTCGAACCTGTATTGTCGTCACATCTATTTATCTCGGTGGACTGTACCTTTACTCGTATCAGAAACAACGAACCTACCCATAAATAAGCGTCTACCATTCCGCCACTATCCAAACCTTAATTTTTATTTATAACTCACATTATCGAAGGTCTTACCTCTTTCTGTCATAATGTAGTTATGTTGTGTTTTATACAATGGCTGTAAATGACCATCACTAGTGATAAATGCATAACAATTCTTTGTATTACTATCACTTTCTGTATCCAAATCAGCAACATGATTTTTTTCAAAGTACTTTTCAAACATCTTGCAGAATTCGTCATAATTCCTTTCTCGGCATACATAATTATACCCTTCTCCAAGTACCTTGTTCATCTCTACTCCATCTCCTGTAACTCTTCTTAGTACAAACATTTCTTTATATATGTATTTATAATGCCTACTCTTTAGATTTTCGGCTACCTCTTCATTTTTCTAATAGACTTATATCTTATCTTTAAAAACCATCACGCCAAAATAAACAATGATCATACATGTCCAAATTGAAAGAATAATATCTGAGAATTTACCCACAGTTACTTCTCTCCAAAAAGTACCCACTATCAACATGACGATATATACTAGCCCTACGAATATTGTTTGTAAATCTAAAAACTTCATATTATTGCTTTAATTCATTCTATTTATTGCACTCAACTATAATTTCATCTATTTTACTATGGTAAGATATTTTTACATACTCCTTTAACCTTTTTATGTAATCATCTGGAATATAATACTCTTTAGCTATCTTAACAGTTAAAACCCTTCCTATTCTTCTTTCATCATAAGGCATTGATCTTCCGTCACCACCTAATATATAAGTATAAAATCCTTCTTCATTATAGCTTAGAATTATTACATTGTGATTTTCAAATTCATAGGCTTTTATGAGTTCTTGAAAAGATATTTCTTTGCTATTTCTAAGTATTTGAATCTCATTATTTAGTTCAACAAGATTAGCGCTTAACCTATCATACTGGGATTCAAGATTTTTTATCCTATTTTGCTTATCCATTTACTTTAATTCTTTTATCCTTTGCTTATAGCAAGCCTTCATTCGCTCTAACTCTTCATCACTCCACTTATATTCACGCTTTAAATTAGCTTCAGATTCGAGCTGTTTTACAAACTCTTCACCGTATCTATTTACAAGTCCTATTCGATAGTTTATTTCATTACCTCCTAAGAACCTATTACACCTCCGGCATTGTTTGTTTATATTCCTTTCATCGAATATTAAACCTCGGTATATTTCGGCTTTAAAATAATGCCCACCATCCCATATATCAGAATGATTAGTACCACAGCTTATACATGGTTTATCTCGGTCTCTTAGTCTTGCGTATTCCTGGGCAAGTTCTTTAACCTCATTAACCTTCTGAGTGTATGTTTTGTTTTTAGCATAATAAGACCGTCTATCCTGTTTACATTGTTTTTGAAACTGTTTTTGTTTTTCTTGTTTAGTAAATTCAATAAAAGCCGAAATGCAGGAATCATTCACCATACAAAACTTCTGCATAAAAAACCTCGCCTTAAACCTATCTCCGCATTCCCTACACTTCGGCATTAACAACAAATTTCAACTAAATCCCCAATTGGGGTTTTCAACATCATTTTCAACAATCAACTTATATAAAGTTACGAAATTTTGAAGACTTTTTCAAGTGTTAACAAATTATTATTCAGTAAATTAAGCCTCTTTCTCTATTAATTTATCAACTATTTCTAATACTGAGCAATCATCCTCCAATCCAATAGATTCATAATCGAAATTTATACTTTGCTCATCAAATGGGTTATACCCGTTTTCTAAACCATATTTTTCAATTACTTCTACTACATTTGATTCATCGGTAATCATTTGAATTTCATTTTTATCAACTGATCCATATACTTCGGAATGTTTACCAAGTACCTCTCCAAAATATACTTCAATACCTGATTCGACTAATTTTTCAACTTGCTTCTTTGTGGCGATAAATATTCCGTTAAGTTCTCCGGCTCTTCCGCAATCAAAATTTAACTTATAAACTGCTTTCATATTTTTTTTATTTAAAATGGTAAATCATTATCATCCGAATCAGTTCCAGAATTATTACTCTCTCCACTTACTTTTTCAATCCTCCATCCAGCTATTGAATTGAAGTAGGCTATGTTGCCATCTGGCGACTGCCACTCCCTACCACGAATGTTGATTCCTACTTTTACTTTGTCTCCTTCTTTTACAGAGTTTAGTAAATCAATTTTATCTGATAAAAACTCTATACTTATAGGCTGCGGATATTGTTCTTCTGTCAAGAGCACTAATTCAGCCTTCTGGAATCCAGATACAAATGTTTGTACTTCTCCTTTCTTTTTTATTGTTCCTGTTAGCTCCATCTTTTCATTTTTTCGAGTTCACTCTTAACTTCTTTCCAGAAAATATCAGTAATACCAGCTGATTCTAATTCAGACAATGTTTGGTTGGCGCAAATTATTGCACATTCAACAGCATTTCCTTTTGCAACTCCTTCATCATATGTATTTGTAAGCATTCCGCTGCCCATATAACAATACATTTTCGGTAAAAATTTCTCAATTAATTCGTTAGCTTTTTCTTTTGATGTCATAATATTTCAATTGTGGTTTTAAGCATAATTTCATGCTTTGTTTATAATAAATTTACTGATTTCCAGCGTTTTAAACAATAATTACTTACGCTTATTCTGTATTGATTCTAAAAATTTAATTGTTCTGTCTTTCTCCTCTGGGGTTGAATGTACCCACCTGAATATGAAGTCGTCAAAGTTGTTCCGGCTTACTTCATAAGTTTGAATATCACCGTTGTTTTTCGCCATGTTTTCAAAGAATGATCCTAACTTTTGAAACTCAGTATTCGCATCAATAATCAAACTCCTGTTTTCAAGAAGCCCCATTTTTTGGAGCTTCTTTGTTTCAAAATTTACTACTGTTAATGCCAGTGCCGTAGTTGTTAAACAGTCCGCAACTCTGGTAAGTTCTTTTTCATCCAGTGATTCATATTTGCGTTGCTCTTTTTTAGCTGCTAGTTTTCGTTTATTTTGTTCGTATTTAAGTTGAAGTGAAGTTTTAGTTTTAATCATTAAGCTGCTTTTTTATATGGTGATAATTCGATTCCGTTTTCATTTAAGATCCTTTTTACAGTCTTCCGGCACATTCTCAATTGTTCAGATATACTATGGCATGTTAAACCTTGCTCATACAATTTTAGTACTTGATCTTGCTTTTTAACTGATGCACAATAAGTCGGAATCTCTATGTTGTTTTTACGAGCATATCGGTAAACAAACTGTCTAATATTATGAATTGGCTTATTGTACTTTTTAGACAGCTCCTGAACTTCTATGTTCTTATTGAAGAAGTCAGTACCGATCATTACGAAAAGCGGTTCATGGGTATCTTTTTGCCTCACCTTTTTAACCTTTACTTCTTTTGCTTGGTTTCGACGTTCATTTTTAATCCGTTTCTTTTCTGATTGTTGCTGCCTATCCAATCCTTTCAAGTAAGAAGTCATGTTTTTGGCGTTTTCATCAATCTTAACCTTTTTGAAGTACCAGCATCTTAATGCCGGATCATAAGTTCTAACCTGCTCAATAGTACCCTTATTACATTCTTTGTATTTATCCACAATCATTTGAGCTTTCTGCGTTTGTTGTCGTTGTTCAAAAGTTGCCATTAGTCTACTATTTTAAGGTTAGAAACTTCTACATTCATTAGCTTTGCAATGTCTGATTTGGATACTTCGACAGGTTCTTTTGGTAGTCTTGGCAATAATTCTACATTCATATCCGCCCACTTACCATCTTTGTAAAGACAACCGTTTGAACTCCATATTTGAGTTATTCCATAAGTATTTATTACTGGTATATAAATTCCTGTATTAGTATGTATGGATATTTGTTTTTCCATGCATTTTTTTACTTTTATATTCTTCCATTTCTGACCATATCTTCTAATTAACTCTCTTGTAAATACTTCTTCTAGCTCTTCATTTGTAGCTTCTACGCCTGTAATTCTATCACCACCATGATTAATATAATTAGTCCAACCGCCAATCCATCCAAAGCCGTATGTAGTATCCTCTCCATTATTAAAGAATAAAAACGTTTTTTCTCTCTTCGCCTTCTCACTCGCCCAATACCATTTCCCAACCTCGCATTTTTGCTCGAAAACCGTAGGAAACCATTCTTCCAGTTTCTCTTTCCATTCATTACATGCATCTGCATGAGCTTCTAATATCTGTTCTTTTGTTACTTCGTATTTCTCAGTTTTCATAATCATAATTTTAAAGGTAGTCTACAAATACATCACAAAATTCAGCGTCTATATCTACTATATTTACAGGTGAAACAACTCTTTCAAGTATCTCATACTGAGGATTACTTACTAACTTCCCCTCCTTCCTTACGTACATCTGAACGTCTTCGTTGTCTAAGTCTTTTATTATCTCATATTCCTCTTTTGTGAGTTCTATTTCTTTACTGTATTTTACAGTCTGGTTAAATTCTATTTTCACTAACATTTTATTGATTCTTAAGTTGTTGTTTAAGTTTTGCTACTTCTGCTCTAAGTCTTATGTTTTCCAGTGATTTACGGTTTTTAAGCTCGTATAATTGGTCAATTGAAAAAATGATACTTTGCATATCGTGATACATCCGGGAAAAATCTTTGTACCATTTCTTACTCTGATTCTCTAAAAGTGCCTTTCCGGCTTCTGAATCATTCGACGCATTTTTAAGTACTTTTTCATCACTTTTATTTTGTATTGATGTAATTACGCTCATTCCGTAATTAAGTTTGTTTTTAAGTAGTTTCCGCGCGTCCTCATCGTCGAATGTGTTTATATTCTTATCCCAATCGTTTAGCCATCCGTAAAAATGTTGCATCATTTCGTTAGAATGGTAGTTCGTCTTCTTTGTTTCCATTTCCAAATGCTTGTTCTGGTGTCATTTTAAAATTGCTTATTTCAATCTTGGTGTTAGGTCGTCTATCTCGAAACTTGGTACAGTCCGCAAATTGGAACTCTCCTAACTCTGTTTCTTCGTAGTACCTCCTACTTCTCCAATCATAGTAAATCGGGTATACTCCCCATTTTGCTATTCCTTCCGGCTTAACCTTCAAAATGTGAATGTTAGTCTGGTTTTCAAGAACTACCGGATTACCGTCTTCCCCGTCGTTATACTCTGGACGGTGAACTAAAACCTGCAACATTGCTTTCCGGTTGTTATTCTTTCCTCCGTAGAATTCATCCGCTAATGCGATGTGCTTTTTACGCTTTCCGGTTTTAGGATCAAATGATTTCTGAGTTTCTGCCACGTGATTTACCACAATGTCAAACCGATTATTTTCTTCTGCTTCAAGATTTATCCGGTTAAGGCATCTTAGTACCTCACTGGCTTTAGGTTCAAAGTCATCTACATCGTAAATTGGATCAATAACTAGGCTGTCAAATTTTATCCCGTACGCCTCCTCTGCTCTTGCCAACTCGTTGTAAATGTTTTCTAAAGTCTGATACTTTGAATCTTTCCGGTCTTGCTTGAAAACGTACAGATGCTGCAATAAAAAATACTCTGCCTCACTACATTCATCATCGGTCATTGCCAAATTATTTACCTTCCCGTCAGGTCTTATCTTTGAGTATGGTTTACCCATGTACAAACCACAGAACTGCGAAAAAACCTTTTCTACATCACCGGATTCAGTGGTAAATAACGCAACCTTAAAACCATGTTTTTCAATCATTTGCATAACCAGTTCGTTGGTTACTTGTGATTTACCGTGGTTAGGCTCTCCACCTAGCAAAAGCGTGCATTTTCTTGAACCCATCATGTAGCTGCCATTGTCGAAATCGTTCCAAGTTTTGAATCCGAAGTATACTGGAGATAACTCACCTCTTTCTCGTATTTGCCGCATTTTACTCTGCGACATTGATAAATCAACAAAACTCATACATCCCAGACCCCGTAAGGTTTCTTTTTAGTTGGTTTAACGGCTTGTTGAACTACTCCGAACTTACCTTCGTTTCTTTTCCAAGTAGCCAGCCTGTGTGGTATACTCCAAGTCTTTTCCAATTGAAATTTCATTTTACCAGATGCTGACGGTTCAGTCCAATAATCGAAAAAATCTCTTACTGTTTGCTTACTGTATTCACCCACATGTTCAGCCAGTGAATTGTAAAACTCATCTTTGGAAAGTTTACTGAAAGGTTTTGCGGGTGCGTGTTTTTTTTCTCCCTCCTTATCTACTTCTACATCTTCTTCCTCTTCTACATCCTCTTCCTTATTAGGTAAGACTTTGGTTTCTTCTTGGTTATCTTTCGGTTTGGTTTCGGTTTCTTCTTGGTTATTACTTGGCTTTCTTCCGCCTTTACTCCCGTTCACAAAACGCTGATTATTAGCATCTAAGATTGGTTTTATAAGAGTGAATATCGCCCTTGCGACTGGCTTTAGATTATCAGTTGTTACTCCTTCTAAACCATACTCCATTATGGTTGTAAGCACTTCTCCCTGAATATCTCTCGGCAACTCTTTTATAGCTTCGTAAAAGCTTCTGTAAAAAATAAAACTATCTCTTTGCATGTTGTTAACTTGATATTCGTTGAATAATTCCTTCTGCAATTTTTTCAATTGCTTCTAATTTTGATTCTTGATAAATTTTGAAGTAATTAATACTTGGTATTGACAGAGTGAAAAATTCTTTATTAATGTTTAGCCTTTCGCTTCTTGGCTCTTTGCCTATGTAGTATTCTATTCCTTTGTATTTGCGACCCATCCCCAATACTCAACAAGATGACTAAGATCTTTTCCTTTGCTCTCTTCTTCCTTAATTCGTTTTCCGTAATTAAATCGAAGCTTTTTTGCTTGTTCGTTTATAGTAACTTCCATATTCCGCATGGTCTTCCTGATATTTGACAAATTTTTAACTCTTTGGTATATTCGATCATTCCTTTTCGTTCAAGTTCTGAAAGTCGTTTACAAACCTGATTTTCATTCAGTCCAGAAGCTTCAGCTATCTCTCTGAAGATTTCAGATTTAATCTTAGAAAGTCCATTGATAATTTTTTCATGTTGACCTTCTCTGTCTACTGTTTTATTTGCAATTAATGATGTTGTTCTCATGATTAAGTATTTTGGTAATATGAATTTCTTAACTCTTCTTTTTGCTTGCTTAAAACAGATCTACACCAGTCTAATTGATGCGTTGCTGCTCTATTCAGTCTTTCCGACCAGTTTACTAGGTAGTTTTCTTCTTTACATAGCGAATCGATGTATTTATTCGCTGTAGTTGCTGAAAGTTTTGTAATGTCTCTGATTTCTTGAAAGATTGAATCATTTGTTTTATCGTCTCTATAGTATTTTGCATCTGCTAATATTTTCCCACTCCTTGCAACATATCCGGTTAACATATTTCCTCTTTCTTGAATTATTTCTGGATTGTCGTCTGTAAAACCTTCTTCTAAAAAGTCCTGAATGGCTTGTAGTTCAAAACTTATGTTATCCTTATTAGTTAAAATATCTTTCATTACTTTGCTTTTTCAGTTTTTATAAATGATGAAACTTTAACTTCTGGTAATGGAATTTCAACCCCATCTGCATCAACATTCATGATTCCATTCTGAATATTCTTCCAAGCCATCTTAGATCTCATTTCTATCTTCTTTCGTTCATCATCTGCCTTGGCCCAATCAGGAATATTTTTAAAAGAAAGTGTTTCCCTTGTTTGTTTTGAGAATATTAAACCCTTGTAACCGTCTTTTCCGTATTGTTCAGATTCATAAGTAATACTATCGACATTTTCATTTAACCATGCCTTACGATCTTCATGAAGTTTATTTAAGTATTGCATTTCTTGATGAAATTCCACTGCTAAATCTATCGGAGATAATTCTCCTTGCTCAACTTGTTCGCATTTTTGCAGAAACTCTTGTTGATATTGTTCGTATTGTTGTGATGTTAGTCCCATTATGCAGTTTGTTTTTTGTAGTTTTCAGATTTCCAGTCAAATCTTAATTTTGATTTATCATCCTTACAAGCTAGTCTTGTTAAGATTCCATGCTCATCAAATTCAGAATACCATTTCCATTCTTTTATTTTAAGGTCATATGTTTGTTTAACTCTGTCATTTTCAACCTTAAATTCATTTTGATTAAGCTTTATTTGAATAAATGGGTAATCGTAAAGCTCTCTACCTATTCCAAGGTTAAAACATGCTCTTTTAAACGCGTCTGACGCTTGTCCTTTTTCTTTATCTGAAAGACTTTCTGTACCTACATCGGAAACCCATACCCACTGGAGTAACTCTCTATTCCATATTCCGACAGAGCAAAACAGATTATTGTTTATTACTTCATATTTCTTTTGCCAGAACCCAACACCATATACAGCATCTAATCTGTTCATGTCTACTCTTGCATTCTTATAAGCTAGTATGATCGCATATCCTGCTTTATTAATGCTTTGAACTCTAAAATCTACATCCTCAATAGAAAGTGGAGTATTTAATTTTAATTGATTGCTCATTGTTGATGTGTTTAGTTATTGATATTGCTTTCTTACTTGGTCTTGTACAAATTGTTTGTACCATGCTTTAGAATAAGGCTTTACCCTGCCGTTCCCCCCGGATTTTTTTGATGATAAAGCCTTTTCTTTGTTTTTTATATTTGACATTACAATCCAAATTTTATTTTGACAACTTCAATTATAGATAAGTACTCTTTAGCGTTTTTTCCTTCTCCATGAGTTTCTTTAACTTGTTTTTCAAATTCTTCTATTGAACCAGAAAAACATCCACATGAAACTTTGATTTTAGAATCTTTTTCTTTAAAAAATGTTGTAGTTCTGTTTGATGAACCGAAATTTTGGAAACAGCAATAATCATTATTTGATTTAGTATCTGCATCACCGGACACCCTTGCATCACCGTACACCCTTGCATTACCGGACACCCTTGCATTACCGGACACCCTTGCATCACCGGACACCCTTGCATTACCGGACACCCTTGCATTACCGGACACCTCTGCATCACCGAACACCCATGCATTACCGGACAGATTTTCTTCTTTTTCAATCCAACCGCCTAAATCTCCTACCTCTGCATATTTAGATTTTACAGTTGCTTTTATGCGGAATAACTTAACTCCTAAAAAGTTTATTTTAAATTCTTGTGTCAGTTTAAAATGTTTTTTCATATTAATTGTTGATTTTTTGTTTCTCGAATTTTGCTAGTGTTATTCCGCAGCTTAGTTTGAAATCGCTTGCGTTGTAATTTGATTTATACTGAACACCGTTTGTGGTTGTTTCCCATTTTGAATGAGTTTTGAACCTGTTTCTAAGCCTTCCCATTACAATGCGCTTTTAGTTAACCAGTTGATAACTTGCTTTGATTTAAAAGCTCCTACCATTGAAGTGAATCCTAAAGCCATGAAAACAAATGCATTGAAAAACTTTTCTACATCGGCATTACACATTGCAGTGAAGAAAAAGCCGATAGTTATTATTATTAGTATTGCTTTCATATTATGCAGATTTAAAACTGTTCATCATAAACCAGTGATATTCTGGCTCACTTTCTCTTTGGTCTTTCGTTTCTTCTGATACAAACTCTTCTACTAAATCAGATAGTTTATCATTTAGTTTGAATTGATAGTCAGAATCAGCAGTGATAATCAGGTTTCCGTTTGTGTTTCTCTGTATACACCACTGTGCGCCTTCTTCGTCAAAGAATAACTCTATATAAAAGCCTTCTTCGGTAAGATTCATGTCTTCAAATTGATTCTTTAAAATCAACTCGCTTACTCTCTCTTGATTTGAAATTTTTAGTAACTTTGTCATTGAATTGAAGTTTTAACGTTTAGTTATGACTTACCGCCTTAGTTCGCCGCTTTGGCGGTTTTTATTTTTCTAATAAAACCCTTGAATTTCTTAGCCTTTGAAATATTATTGTCAGCGTTTTGTTCTGCTCTGTCAATAAGAATCATTAAAGCTTGAATATTAGTATTTACTACAGGTTTATACTGATATGTAATATCCCTTAAAATTGACGGACTTACTTTCGCCTTATGACTAACCTCTGATCTGTCTTTAGTAGAGGTAAACTCCTTTAAGTAGCCTGCTAGGTTGTCAGAAATACATTCACCAATTTTTATCATGTCATTCAATTTTTAATTTTTACGGAATCCCGTAAACAATCACTACCTATTTTTTATACCTTTGTGGCGTAATTGTTTTACAAATATACTACATTATGTAGTATTTAGAAATAAAAATAATACTTTTTTTAGTATTAAAATATAACTTATTGATATTCAGTAAGAAAAATTAACATATATATAGATGAAAGAAAATAAAAATACTACAAATATTAGTCATTCAAGCATTCAATTAAGATTAAGTGAAGTTGTTGAGTATATAAGATTTAATTACAAACTTACTTCTATGGCTAAAGTTGCTGAAAGCATAGGATATGGTAGAACTAATCTATCAGCAGCGCTCAATGGATCTGAAAAATATTTAACCGAAGGACTTATTGATAAGTTCTGCAGAAAGTATCCAGAAATAAATAAACTTTGGTTGTTAAATGGAGAAGGAGACATGATACAAAGTAAGATTGCTGAAAATGAAAATATTGACTACAAACGACCTAAAGGAAAATCTTCTATTGCAATTCATGACATTCAAACATTACCTTTATACGATTCAACTGCAACATTAGGATTGGTGGAGGTATTTAATAATACAGAGAACGGAAATGTAATAGACCACATTAGTATACCAAATTTACCAAAGAGTGACGGAGCTATATTCATGACAGGTGATAGTATGTATCCATTATTGAAGTCTGGAGACATTATAGCTTTGAAAATAATTAATCCGGCAGATATTATTTATGGTGAAATGTACTATGTTGAGTACTATGGAAGTGATGAATCATCTGTTTTCAAAGTGGTAAAATATGTAAAGAAATCAGATTTAGATAAAGAACACATTCAACTAGTATCTTATAATACTCACCATGATCCTACAGATATTTTAAAGAATCGGATTAAAACAATTGCAATAGTCAATGCGTCAATAAGATACAACCGATTAGGATAAAATAACTAACTTTGAATAAAACATTAGTATCGAATAAAAATCTATAACATGCCATTAATTAACTGCCCAGAATGTCAAAAACAGGTTAGCGATAAAGCTACTTCATGTCCTAATTGCGGACATCCTTTAAGCCCTACTCAGGTCGCTCAACAACCACAAAAGCCAATTCCACCACAACCAGTAAATAAGAAAAAAAATGGTTGCGGAACTGTCATATTGGTAATTATTGGAATTATTGTTTTTCTAACAATAATAGGGTTATTAACAGGCAACAACTCAGCAAACAATACCAATAGTGCAGGAATAGATTCTATTACTACAAATAAGCCTAATGAAATAGCAGTCTTAACTGAAAAATTAAAGGATAAAAAACTAACTAAAATTCAAAGGGAGGAAATTGAAATTGAAATTAAAAATATCAAGACATTAGAGTTTGCGAATAAAAACATTAGCGCATGGGATAGGTCAAATCCAAAGCTTTGCCGAGCGGTTAAGAAAGCAATGAATGATCCTGATAGTTTCGAACATGTAAGTACTACATTTGAGTATAACAAGAATAACGTAATAGGCACAATGACCTATAGAGGTAAAAATGCTTTTGGCGCTAAAATACTAGCATCTGCTAAAGGCACTTTCGATTACGATGGAAATTTATTAGAAATATCAAGCGAATAA